CAGTAGACGGCATGTAAGCGGATTGTACGACAGGCGCTTTGTTCGTGCCGCCTATATAATCCATGCCCTGCCCGGCGACATAATTCATCAATTGGTTTCCGAGCAGATTCGACTGAGCGCCTGTGTTCGCCTGAAGTCCTATGCCAAATTCCTGCATGGGATTCATTGTGGCAAGCTGTTTGTCCTGATACGGACCAAGCACCGACTGCTCGCCATAAATACGGCTTGCTTCCGGCATTACCCCATAAGTGCTTTCATTGCCGTAGAGGTAAGGCTTGGCTTCCTCTGGGATCTCAACCTTGCTAGATGTAGTGCTCCCGCCGCCGCTCATACTAGTTCCTTCCGATATTCGTTAAACCTTGTCCATCCGGCATTAGCTGCGTCTTTCGACCATCCGCGCCTGCCGTTGGCGATCACCACGCTGCAATCATTCGCACGCGCCAAGGCATCGCAAAAACTGTCCGCTTCACCAAGCCACTTTCCACGATCTTCACCGCTCGCGGAAAACACTCTTAACACCTTGCCACGCGGGAAAATCTCAATTTGCGTAATTATCGCCGCATTATCACCAATTAACCATAGCTGTTTATGCCCGTTTTTCAAATCCTGCCTTATGTCTTCAATCTCATACAGGTTGTGAAAATACTCTAACGCTACGGCCAAATGGCTTTTGATTTGTGGCAAAACATCGTCTACTTGATCCTTTGCCACAAATCTCACAATTTGCTCCAAACTGCCCCCGTGTAAACGTAAACACCAGCCCCCCCACCAGGGTTCCAGCTTATCCCGTCAGCGTACACAAGCCAGCCCGTTCTAGGCTTGGCAGGCGCAGCATAGAGCACTAGAAGCTCCGTCGGACCATTCATCGACTCAGCGATCCGCTGCAGTTCGATATTCATTTGGGGGTCTTTGGTGTAAGCGGGCTGGTACATCAAAACTTGCCCCTTTGCTTCACTTCAAAATCTAGCCCTTCGAGACGCCATTCCTCAGCATCGGTAGACGCCAGCCGATAGCCAAAATATCTACCAGACTTCAATAGATCAACCTTGAAGTCTGTGCCTATCGTGAACGTCTGCGGAGCCGTCCATGAGTATGTACCGTAAACATCGTCTGCCGCGCCTACGCTGATTGACACACTCTCGCCCAGTCCTTTCATGCGCGGCATCACCGAAGTGACGATTTTGTGCCGCTCAGGAATGCCGAACGAAAGCCCCGTGCGTTCCATCGTAGCCGTAATTGCCGTTCCGGCGTTTTGGGTTGACGAATCCATGAGATAAATATCGGTATTGTCCGGGGACGCCAGGATAAGACGCTGTTCATCAGGAATTGCGGAACCGACGTTCCATGCGCCCGTAACGGTATCCCATGTCGCCGTTTGGGTATCCCATCCGTAGACCGTCGAGCCTTCAAGCGCACCGTTAGCGCCTGACCTAACGTCCGGCAGGTCTCGAATGGCAAAGGTTGTGTCCTTGTAGTTCCAGACCAGGGCTTTGTCGCATGAGTCGCTCCCAAGAGACGGGAAACACACCCAAACTTCGTTTTTGTGGATGTTCTTCACCAGAAATGAACGCTCGTAGTATTGCGAGTCCATATTATTGAACAGCCAGTCGCGCATCGTTCTTGTAAGCAACGATTGCACGCCACTCCCGGAATGTATCCAGAGGTCGGAGACGCCGAGCACAACATGGGCGCCGTCTACGTCTACAACACAATCCTGCGACATAGCCCCGGCTTCACCGTAGAGCTTCTGGAATTGCATGACGTATTGACCGCCGATGTAACGCATTACATGAGTTGATCTCTTCTTGTAGATAACGAAGGAATGGCCCATTTGCAGACCATCAACAATATGGTCCTGACCATCCAAGTCAACCTCCCCGGCGTCTTTCGTGGCGTCTGTAATATCCCACGAAGACGGAACGGTTCCAGCCGTCGCAGAATGGCTCCAAAGCACGCGATGGGGGAACACGTCGTCAGGTGTTGCAGAGGTGTCTGTTATATGCAGCGCGACAAGGTAGTTCTTATATGGACGGATGACCTTGGCTCGCAGGTCTGGATCCCATGCGGTTAGGGCTGCCAGCTTGGTCGTCGTGCTGACAGGGTTCCACATTTGCGGCACGTCTACCCCATTGTTCAGCACAGGGATACCGTTCAAGACGCCACCATTCCATAGGATTGTTTCATCGGCAGCGTAGTCTACGTCAACACTAGCCGTTTGTCGGGTGATGTTCGTGTGCGTCGCGCCGTTGACAACATAGACCTTGGTTTTGCTGGCGTAGATCAGATACCGGGTCGTGCCAACGTAGATTGGCAAAACGTGATATGGCGCTACGGAGACAGGATCATAGAGATTGGAATACCCGCCGAACATTTCCGCCATGCCATTGTTAAAACGGACATTGTTAGCGTCCGTGACGAATCCGCTGTCAATGTCATGAGCCGTCAAATCCTTGTTGACGCCCTTTGACCCGATAACGCGGATAACAGCCATTATCCGAGAATCTCGTCTCTACGCTGCGCGGAGATCACCCCGGCAGCGACAAGCGCACCGAAACCGGAAGCAATACGGGCGTTGTCCATGTTGATATTTCCAATCCGCATCAACTCCCACAACAGCCGCGCTTTTGCGTTCGTGCTGGTAGCAGTCAAGAATGCTTCCATTTCCTGATCCGTGAACTTGTCAACCATTTCGGACAGGGAGACAAAGCGCGGTTTAGGCGGCGCAGGCTTGGGAATGATCTTTGCCCCATCCCAGGAGTCCCCTACGTTCGCAGCAACGCCCTCAACCGTCTCGAAGCCCTGTCCTTGAAGAAACGAAAGAGTCGGCAGCCTGGTATTTGAATCAGCCGCCACTACATTCACAACCAGACCGTTCTTGATCGCAAGAATGTTCATTATTCGCCCCAGAAAATAATGATGTACCCGGCTGCACCGTTACCACCTGCCAGCGTAGCATTGTTGTAGTCAGCACCAGAACCGCCGCCGCCCGCGCCATATCCGATACCAGCAGCGCCAGCTGTCGAGGTTGCGCCACCGTCGCCGCCATTGCCGCCATTGCCCATAAAACCAGCCCCGCCGCCGCCACCGCCGCCACCAGAGACGCCAACAGCAGACGTTCCGCCGTCACCGCCTAGCCCTGTTGATGTGTTCCCGCCAGGTCCACCAGTACCCAAGCTGATATTGCTATCATCACTAGACCCGCCGCCAGCGGATTCGGTGAACAAACGCCATGCTGCCGTTCCCCTGGTGGCAGGGTCAGACGACCCAGACGCCCCAATAACGCCACCGCCGTCACCGCCTGCTCCGGTTGCGCCAGAGTCCAATTGGCCAGCAGCACCCCCACCGCCACCGTAAGCCGTGAATCCGCCAAGCGTAGTGTTCCCGCCGTCAGAACCAGCGTTCCCCGCAGTATTGGCGCTTGCCTGTCCAGAACCACCGGCGCCACCTGCGCCAACGGAATAAGCCAGAGTGCCACCGCTAGTTACCTTGATTGCCGGGATGAACGTGATTTGCCCGCCACCGCCACCAGATCCGCCAGTGCCGTAACCCACAGTACTGTCATAAGCACCAGAACCACCGCCACCGCCACCTCCCACGATGATTGCGCTTACACACGTCACATTCGTCGGAACGGTCCAGTTACCGGATCCGCTTGTGTATTCCTGCGAGCGGGTTTTCCCGATGTTTTCGGAGCCTACAATGTAATCACTAAGGAAACTCATACCGCTCTCCATCCATAAGTCGTCCCCGTGTAGACGAACATCACCGAAACCTCGGCAATATCGACATACATATTTTCGGACAGACCGTTAATCTTTTGCCCGTTGCGTCCGATTTGCAGGTTATTGGTATCAAACGACCCGGACACGTCTACAACCCGAACGGTATTACCCACAGTTGGCGACGGCGGCAAGGTAAGCGTCCACACCCCGCCGCTAGTGTCTGCAAGGATCGCGTCCCCGGCAGCAGCCGTGTAATTCGCGCTCTTGTTTGTCCAGACATACGGCTCACCGACTTGAGTGCTCAGTGTGTTTATCTGCGTCTGGATCGCTGACGTTACCCCTGTCACATAGTTTAGCTGCGTATGAGTGGCAGTAAGCGCCCCCGCAACATTCGGGAATGTCGCCTTGATCGTAGACTTGACCAGCCGGATATGGTCGTCGCCCTGGGAGACGTTCGCGCCACCAGCCGGATTAGAGGCGTTCAGGTCGCTGATATAGGTTGCGGTTTCGACTGTCATGGTTAGCCACTATAGCTTTCGTCATCGAATCTCGGGTCATACCATTCATTCACCCAATCTTTGCTTTTGTCTTTACTGGCGCCCGATGGTGATTCAGGCTTTTTCTTGACCTTCGCTTTCTGCTCCTCGGTCAGCGTCCTGTTGCCGTAGGTAGGCGGGGTCATCTGGCGAGATATTTGCAGCAGCCCCATGATTCCAGGATTGACGCCTTGAGCGGCCAGCATTTGCATTACAGGGTCTTGCTGAGCGGCGCTTTGCCCTGTCATCATCGACCCTGCAGCTCTTGCCTGCGGAATGGTCGGCGTCCGTCCGATGCCTTGCAGATATTCCTGCCCGACGCCTTCGTTAATCATGGACTGCTGTCCAGCGGCATTCTGCGCCTGCTGTTGTGCAGCCATGCCGAACAGGTTATTGGCGAATCGCCCGACTTGACCGCCGTTCTGCGGCATCATGGCACGCACCGCCATAAGCCGTTTCATGGTGTCAGGGTTCATTTGCGTAGTGGTTCCCGGTGCTCCGCTCATTTCGTCTCCTATCCGGCCCGAACCATCATGGCTTGACCGTATCTACGTTGATTGTCTACTGTCTTCAGCTTGTTGACTGCCGAGCTAAAAAGCGCAATGTATTTCTGCGCCTGTTCCTCGTCCATTGCATAGGCGAATGCTTCCGCCAGACATCCGTAGAAATAAACGTCTGGATGGGCAGCGATAAGCCAGTTTGTCTCATTATTTGCCGTCAGCCCTTCCAGCTTGGCGTAATAGGTGATCTCTGCTGACGTTGAGGACGTTGCGTTTACCTGTAACTGGTCGCCCCTGATTGTGTAATACATCAAGGTTGATTCTGCCTGGTCCAGAATATCCATTTGCGTCGGGGTGATGTACGGAATCTCCCGAACAGGATTAGAGGTTAACTGGAGCGTTCGCACCGCTAGAAAATCATGCGGGAGCGACGTGTATTCGGAAGACGGGGTAAAGGAATACCGGGTTTCCATTTGGCTCAACCGGAGTTCACGGTTAAGCCACGCCTCGGTCAACTGGATAAAGTCATCGCAAACAGAACTCAGGTCGGTTCTGTGCGTCCAGTTCGTTATTGCGGTCTTTAGCGACGAATAATCTGTAATTGCCATGAACCCGCCCCATTTGTGCACTTACAGTCCCGAGGCGGGTTGCTGCTTAGGCGCATTCTAGCATTTTTTCAAAAGTCAACAAGTTTTATTCTTTTTGCAATACATGATTCATCGCTGCACGCTCCCTGCGCCACAAGTGGT